AAGATTAGAATAAACTAATCTGCTTCCAACCCCGTTTCGAGGAAACTCGGCGGGGTACCGAGTACTCATCCGGCCTCAGCTCTGCTGCACTACCTGTTACGGTAGAGCCACAGTCTGGAGGGGTACGCGTCACATCACGGTACTTCAAAGTCCACCGATTAAGGTAAGACTCCGTTGTTACACGATGATGCTTCGACAATACCGCTCGCGGTGCTGGTCCATAGGCTTCCATATTGTACGTTCTCCGGTTGAACCGGGTCCGTATTTTATGTAGGCGGTTTAGGGCCGACACGTCTGCGTGTGGTCGCACGAACTGTACTGAACCCCGATCCACCGTAGTATACGGTACGGGTACTTCAGCGGCAACGAGGTTCTCCACCTCGGTTGCCAAGTGCGTGAAGCCTCCAGCGAAAGCCGCGTTCGAAAACGCGACCGCCGCCATGAGGGCTTGAGGAGTCCAACGGGATGATTCGGGTAGCAACTGCTTGAATCGCAGAGGTGTGACCACAACGCCTTTGAATGCGTCGAGACCGCATGATTCCCTAAAGGAACCACTAACACAGCTCTTTGAAGTGTTTAGGACTAGTCCTGTAAACTCCAGAAGCTGCTGCACTACAAGATAGTCTTCCTTGTAGCACACGATATCATCTCCGTACACCCATACCCGTTTTCGCAATTGAGCGAGGGGCATAGGTGTGCGATGGTATATCGCGGAGAGGGCTAGGGCCCAGAATACGACTGCCTCCACGGGGAAGCAGACGGCTGAACCCATTGATGCGAACTTATTCAGTTCCATCACCTCTCCCGTTGGGAGTAGCGTCTTGCTAGACCGAGTTGCCATCAAGGCCGTTACCCAATTTAATGGGAATAACGCACAGAGATGCAACAAGGATACTCTATCAGACGCCTCCTTCATATCAAGCGTAACAAGGTCCTTTCGAGGCTTTCGGCCTCTTACAGGAATGTCCGCCCAGCGTGGGATACTCTTCACATCGCCAACCTCCGGAGGAGGCTGTGTGTTGGAGTCCCACAAACACAAAGGCATATCGCCACTCTGTGCATTCTCATGCGCAGAAGCAGATGCTTCCCAAGCCAGATACCGGTTAACGGTCTGACTCGTGAAGTTGACGTGCCCTCGTGTTAACCAGTTAGATTCAAGTGCCTTGACT